GTCCAAACACCATAAGAAAAATTTCAGCACCAATCCGATGCGGGGCGGCATCAGGCTTTAATCTCGTGCCCTGCTTCCATCCGCTCACAGCATGGCGATCTGGACACAAAAATCCAAACGGAAAACGGGATATCCAATTCAAGCCCGGGGGGGCCTTCGGCTCCCCAATCCAGATCGCCTGCTCCCAATGTATCGGCTGCAGAATGGAGCGAGCTCGGCAATGGGCCGTGCGATGCGTCCATGAAACCCAACTGCATCTGGACAACTCCTTCATCACGCTGACCTACAACGATGAACACTTGCCCCAGGGTTCGACCCTCGTTCTCGAGGACTTGCAAAAGTTCTTCAAGCGACTTCGTAAATCGCTCGGCAAAAAAAAAATTAGGTACTTCGCTTGCGGCGAATACGGTGACGACAACAACCGGCCTCACTACCACGCAATCATCTTCGGTCACGACTTCGCGGATAAAACCCAAATCCCCGGGCAAGACCCGCCGCAGTACATATCGCAGAATCTGGAAAGCGTCTGGGGCAAAGGCTTCTGCCAAACAACGTCTGTATCATTCGATGCGGCGGCCTATGTCGCACGCTACTCTCTAAAAAAAATCAATGGCCAACTTGCGAAAGCCCACTACGAATCCGTATGTCCTACCACTGGCGAGATTCATGACCGCACTCCCGAGTTCATCGTCATGTCTCGTCAAAACGGCGGTATCGGCAAAGCCTGGCTTGATCGCTTCAAAACAGACGTATACCCAGAAGATTTCGTCGTACAAAAAGGGCGAAAGCTCTCCGTCCCTCGCTTCTATGACAAGCAGTTGCCAGAAAATGAATTGCAGGAATATAAATTGCGCCGCAAAACGCGCGCTCTTGCAAATTCAAAAAACAATACAGCCGCGAGGCTGAAAGTACGAAAAGCTGTCTTGGTGTCTAAACTCTCACTCACTCAAAGGAAACTCTAAAATGAAAGTCGTTATCTGCTCGGTCTTTGACAAAATCGCTGGCACCTACGGGATGCCCTTCTTCGCTCAACTTGATAAGTTAGCTCTACGATCTTTCTCGACTGCTGTGAATACACCGGGGTCTTATCTCCACACAAATCCTTCTGATTTCGATCTGTTCCACATCGGACAATTCGATGATGAAACGGGCGCGTTCATAAATGCGCCAAATCACGTTTTCCTCGCAAACGGCAGTTCCTTTAAACAAATCCCTACTCTTACCGATGAGGTCGCAAATGGGTAAATCTGTAATGAAGCATCAATTCTCTCAAGTACCGAAAGCGGATATTCCGCGCTCGTCATTCGATCGTTCGCATGGGCATAAAACAACGCTCCAGGCCGGGTTGCTCGTTCCGATCTTCGTCGACGAAGCACTTCCGGGCGATACGTTCAAACTCAATATGACCGGGCTTGCGCGCATGGCTACGCCTATTTTCCCGATCATGGACAATCTCGTCATGGATACGCACTTCTTCGCTGTGCCTGTGCGGCTCCTCTGGTCTAATTGGGAAAAATTCAATGGAGCGCAAGACAACCCGGGCGACTCTACTGATTTCCTTATCCCGCAAATGACGTCACCAGTCGGCGTCGGCTATGCCGAGGGCTCTCTCGAAGATTACTTCGGGCTGCCTGTCGGCGTGCCAGGCGTTAAGCACTCTGCGCTCTGGCATCGTGGGTACGCGAAAATTTTTAATGAGTGGTACCGCGATCAAAACCTAGTGGACTCTCTGCCCGTCTACACGAATGACGGCCCTGACCCCGCTCCCGGTAGTCCGGGGGCAATCACGCTGCAACGGCGTGCAAAGCGGCACGATTACTTCACGGCAGGCTTGCCGTGGCCGCAAAAGGGGCAGGCCGTGCAAATCCCGCTAGGGGGTTCAGCTCCCGTGGTCAGCAACAATCAAAACATTCTGTTCAAGTCGGCTACGGAAGGGCCTGCGACGCTTACCTTCACCGGGGCGACCCCGGTAGCGAATTGGGGCGCCACTCCTACAGTCACGGCGCCCGTTCAATTCGGCACCGCGACTGGCTTGGAAACTGACCTGACCCAGGCAACCGCGGCGACGATTAACTCCCTTCGCCAAGCGTTCCAGATTCAAAAAATCTTCGAGCGTGATGCTCGGGGCGGAACGCGCTACATCGAAACGATCAAGGCTCATTTCCAAGTTTCCTCACCTGATTTCCGTCTGCAGCGCAGCGAATACCTGGGGGGGGGATCATCGCCGGTCAACTTCACTCCGATCCCGCAAAACTCTCCCACGGGCGCCTACGCCAATACACCGCAGGGCAATCTCGCCGCAATGGCGACGTCAGTGCTGCGGAACAATGGGTTCTCCATGGCGTTCACGGAGCATTGCATCATCATCGGGATCATCAGCGTGCGCGCTGATCTTACCTACCAGCAGGGCCTCAATCGTATGTGGTCGCGGCGCACTCGCTTCGACTTCTACTGGCCCGCGCTGTCGCAAATCGGCGAACAGGCTATCCTGCAAAAAGAAATTTTTGCTTCTGGCGTTCCGGCGGAAGACGATACTGTCTTCGCGTATCAGGAACGCTATGCCGAGTATCGCTACAAACCGTCCCTTATCACGGGGCTGTTTCGTTCGTCGGCTGCTCTGTCTCTCGATGCGTGGCATCTGTCGCAGGACTTCGCCACCGCGCCAGTACTCAATCAAGCGTTCATCGAAGAAAATCCGCCTATGGATCGAATCATTGCGGTGCCTACACAACCGCACTTCTTATTCGATTCGCACTTCTCTATGCGCTGCACACGTCCAATGCCGGTCTACGGCGTGCCTGGCCTGATTGATCACTTCTAATCATGGCCGCCATCCTTCCGTTCGTACCCCTGATCGCTAGCGCCGTAGGCGCGGCAGCGAGCTATGCGGGGCAATCTAGCGCCAATGAGGCTAACCGCGAAATCGCCGAGCGAAACTCGGCGTTTAACGCGGCTCAGTCTGATAAACAAATGGCGTTCCAAGAACGTATGTCGAGCTCGGCGTATCAACGCGCCATGACCGACATGAAAACCGCTGGCCTTAACCCAATCCTGGCTTACTCACAAGGCGGCGCTAGCACCCCAGCCGGCGCGGCCGGCGCGGCGGTGCAACCTGCTCCTATGCAAAACAAAATGGCTGCTGGCACAGCATCCGCCGCGCAAGCGGCGGCAACCTTTCAATCCACGTCCAGCGGCCAACTTCAACAACAGCAAGCCGCAACAGAGGCCGTAAGGACGCGCCTCGAAGCGGCAAAACTGCCGGAGGCAGAACTAACTGCCGAGCAGTGGCGAAGAAAAGGGCCTGCCGCGGCTGCGGCGGCCGCCGCCAATCTCGGCAAAAATCCCATTGAACGCGCATTATCTGGCTCACAAGCGTTCATGGAAAACCTACTCGGGCCGGATGGCCCGATGACCATTCCTGAACCTATCAAGGAACTCATCTTGAAAATAGATGAAACGCCCGCTGCGGCATCCGCAAAGGGCGCTCATCGCGCACTCGTGGATACTGTGCGCGAAACCGCAGAACGCTTACGCGGTCTGTCGGATACAGGCCCGGGATCACCCCAGGGCCAACAAGGGGCTCGTGGAAAAATCCGCTACAAAGCAAATCCCGAGTACATCAATCAACTCAAACGCTGGGAATAAATCACTTCATAAAGGCGCAGTTAAATATCAATCCCAAATCATGAAAAACTCAAACCAAATCTCAAACCAAAAAACACATGAAACGGCTCTGCCAACAACTAGCCCAACAATCCAAACAACCCCAGCGTTCCTGTCGGCTTACGACAAAAAGCCTCGGGTCACCTACCACGACACCACCCCAAGTCGCACCAAACAAAGCTTCGCTGCTGAGTGCGACATAAACACCATAATGAAACGCTACGAAAGGACGGGAGTCCTGGATCACGTAGCGCAAAGAGCGCCGCGCTACGAAGATGTAGTCGGCCTCAACTTTGGCGCCGCGATGGATGTCATCGTCGGGGCCAAAAACATGTTCGCGGATCTGCCCGCGCAAATCCGGGATCGGTTCAACAACGATCCCGAAACCATGCTTGAATTCATCCAAAACGAGGAAAATCGCGCAGAAGCGGCCAAAATGGGCCTCCTTCGCGTTTCCGAGGATTCAAGCCACCCCCCTATTAACCCAACCGTGAAAACGCAACCAGCGGCCTCTACGCAAGCCGCAGCGGCATCGGGGGAAGGGGGGAAAGGGCCCTAACGGGCCCAATTGGGACAGTACATATATACTTGTCCTCAACTGTCCCACTGACACCAAATCATGCTATCGTTACTCAACTTGCTGTTCTTAATCGTCTTTCTTCACCTGGAGAATCATCATGAAACGCATGAAAATGTCCGCAGGCAATTCCCGCCGATCTTTTACTCGGGA